CCCTTAAAAAGAGTAATTTTTTGTTATTTTATGAGAAAAAGTGGTTGATTTTTTCTTTCATATAATTGATATATTTATCATCAGATGAGAAAAAACAAAAAGGAGAAAAGAAAATGATAAGAGAAATTGGTTCGGTGTTTTCGTACTGCGGTAAAACGTACAAGGTGGAAAAAGGCGAGGAATGCGCTAAATGCGCATTCTATCACGAAAACTGTGTGACTTCTGACCTGGAAGAGTATACGGGAAGATGCTTTGACGCCGTAGTATCAGTAATTTTCGTTGAGGTTGAGCAAAAATGAAAAAAGAAAAAGGAGAAAAAACAAAAAACCCATTTTCCGATATGATCGGAAAAAATGTATTTATACGTTCGGTAACGCATCATTTTACCGATAAAGTGGTCGCGGTCTACTTCGTGGTCCCGGTCGGAGTCGTGGCCGTGGTCGGGGTCCTGCTCGGAGTCGTGGCCGTAAAACAAATAAAAAACCTCCTTTATTATTGTGGGTTCGGTTGGTAGCCGTCTCACTTATAACTTAGGAGGTTTCTTTTTTCTATGCATAGCTAGAAGCTTTTTGGAACCCCCTGCAGAGCAGGGGGATTTCGTTGCACAACAAAAGCAAAACATAAGTATCTGCTTTTCTCAGTTCTTTTACGAGGACTGTATTCCGCTAAATAAATAGTGCTTGATTTTTCTGCGCGCTCTATTGCTTAAATGATAAGAAGGAGCGCGTACATGCCTTTTCAACTAACCCAGCAACACTTACTTGAGATCAGAGACCGCCCGCATATACTCGGCTGGATAGCCGGTAAAGATAAATTAACTCAATTACATTCCGATTGGATTCGCTACTGCTGGGATACTTTTGAAAGCACCGCCTTTCAAGGTTATCGCGGATCATTTAAAACAACTGCGATGGCTATTGGTTGTGTTCGCTGGATGTTGTTTCGCCCTGATGATCGTATCGGCATAATAAGAAAAACATTTACAGATGCCGCTGAGATAGTAAAGATGATCGAACAGATAATGGACAAGCCTGAAATTCAGGAGTTGTTTTTTCTTGCTCACGGCGTATTTCCTAAAGCAGTGGTAAAGAAGTATGGTCAATTAAGATACAATTTTAAAAAGACAGTTACGCCAGAAGGAAATATAACCGCGCATGGTCTTGATGGTTCCTTAGTAGGACATCACTATGATAGAATATGGACTGATGACATTATCACATTGAAAGACCGCATCAGTAAAGCAGAGAGAGAAAGAACAAAAGAACTCATCAGAGAAATACATACAAATATTATTGATCCAGGGAAGCCAGTAATGTCTACTGGTACTCCATGGCATAAAGATGATGGTTGGACAGTGACTCCTGGGGAAATATTAAAATTTCCTATTGGTCGATGTGGGATGTTATCTGCAGAAGAGATTGAAAAGAAAAAAAGAACAACCACACCTTTCCTATACGCAGTTAATTACGATCTTGATATTACTTCCGATGAAGGATTACTTTTTCAGGATCCTGTTTATGGTCAATGGGTTCTACAGCAGAGTGGTGTAGTGGGGCATCTTGATGCCGCCTATGATGGCGGGCATACTTGCGCTCTTACCTTTATGGGAAAGCTCCCTGACGGGCGGAAACAAGCTGTAGGTTGGGTTTATCCGGGCAATGTCAAAGACTGGGCTGATGAGATAGCAAAGAAATATAAAATATACCGCTGCAAATTACTCTACAATGAAACAAACGCCGATAAAGGATATACCGCTTCCTTGCTCAGAACAAAAGGATGTAATGTTCAAGAGTATCCTGAAACACAAAACAAATTTGTAAAGATCAGTACTATTCTGTATGAAGCATGGCCGACATTGATATGGGCAGAGGAAACTGATGATGAATATATGAATCAGGTATTAGACTGGCGAGAAGGACAGGAGCCTGATGATGCTCCTGACTCCGCAGCATCTTTATTACGGGAGGCGTGGCAGGTTGGGCGTGATGATTCAAAAGCACTTAATTCATGGTAAAAGAGGAATACAAAAATGATTTCAGTACATGCAGCAATTGTTTGTGGAATAGTATGGTCAATAATAATTTCAAGTGCGTTTTGGTTGGTTAGACCCGAACGTCAGAGGTAGGCAAATGTGGGGGTCGTTACTGGTTTGATCGGATGGGGGGCATTTGTGGCATATTGTATAAAATGTATTAAGGAACATAAAACGGAGGACGATGATAATGAAAGCTAAAAACGCGGAAAGAATAGTGACCGGTCCGAGAGGAGGACAGAAAGATAAATCTATTTCTCATACTCCCCGACCAACGCAGGGACCATCAAAGAATCCTGCTCCATTACAGAGTGGTAACTTTGTAGCAAAGAAACCATCAGTAATCACTCCGAATATCAAAACTTATCATGGAGCAGATGTTCCCCCGAAAGGAGGAATGAAATGATAAAATTATTTACGCAATTGTTTTGCAAGCATTCTTCTTTTCATTGTGAATTTATTTCTAAGTGGAAGTGTAAAATGATTTGTAATACTTGCGGTAAAACAATAGGGATACGAGATTATTCTGAGAGGATCTAAATGAATGAAGGAATCAAGAAATTACGTGAAGATGCCGAACATGAACTAAAGATGATAGCAGGTAAACTCTTTCTATTACAGAAAGATTATGAAGCACTGCTTATCAAGAGACGGGATCTTGAACATATGATTGCATCGTTAGGAGGAGATAAGAAATGAAAAACAATATGGAAGAAAAAGGAAGAGCGCAGAACATGACTTCCGGCAGGATTGTAAATCAACCTAAGCCACAGAAAACACAGATGCAGAACGGTACTCTGCCCGCTCCTACTAAGCCGTTTGTAGGAAGAAGTCCTTTAGTGAATCCCGTAGGTCTGAGTTATAGGGGCGTTGACAAAAAGGGATTTAAAAAATAATGAAAGCTCCATGCATACATATTTCAGTTTGTTATTTTGCCGTAACGGGGGCATATAGCGATACGAAATGCGGGTGTGAAGCATTTTGCGGAAGATATCAACCAATGCTTCAAGGAAAAGGAGTATTGTTGGGAAGAATCGTGATGGAGTTATCACAAAATGCAATTGGTGATATTATTTCAGTTAAGAACGCAGAGAGAATAGTACAGAAACATATAGGAGCAGACGAATGAAAGATAATAATCCAATGACGATGCCGAGAAAGAAAAGAAATATCAAGCAACCCCCTGACAATACTCCAAAGAATAAATTGCGCAGGGATACTAGAAAAGAAGTCTTGCCTATGACTTTGAATTCTGTGAAAGTAGAGCAGGAAGCACGAAAGATTATTCGCGAAGCTATTACTACCAACGATAGTTGGTCCAATGCAATGGCTGGTCTTTCTGGAATGATGGATAAACGATCAAAAACTGAATACGGTAGTTTTCATGTAGTGCCTGATATTGAGCTTGAGTGTATTTATTTCGGGGATGGTTTAGGTGCTGCTATTGTTGATATGTTAGCAGAGGATATGACAAAGGAATGGATTGAAATTGCAGCAGAAGGTAGTACAGAGGAAGGAGGAGAGGAGGATGATGATAAAATATCTACACAAACAAAATCAGATATAAATACAGTTAAAGGTGAAATGGAGCGATTGGATGCAGAAACAAAATATTGTGAAGCTTTAAAATGGGCGCGACTGTATGGTGGATCGGTATTAGTTATTGGTGCTCTTGATGGCAGAACTCTTGACCAGCCACTTAATCTAAATCGCATTCAGGACATTGATTATCTGCGAGTTGTAGACAGATCGGATATTTATCTTGCCTCCTCAATATTTCAGATGGATCCAATGAAACCCGGATTTGGTGAACCTATTATTCTGCGTATGATCTTTTATGTCGGAACAAGAACGATTTATCAGGATGTTCATGTATCACGCTGCATTCTTTTTAAGGGCAGAAAGGTTCCCGCTGGTGCCACTCTTGAGTTAAATGCATGGGAGCGTTTTTGGGGATTATCTGAAATACAGATGTGTTATGAACGTCTCAGAGACTGGGGTGGTATGATGGAGTCCCTTGTTAACATCATCTATGAAGCAGTGATAGGAAAATATACTATTGCAAATCTTTCCAATCTTCTTGCTACCGGACAGGAAGCGCAGATAACCACGCGCATGGAAATTATTGACATGACTAAATCGGTTATTCATGCCGTATTATTGGGAGAAGGTGAATCATATGAACGGGATGTAGTTAATCTTTCTGGTATTAAAGACATGCTTGAGTTCGGGATGTTGAATCTTTCTGCTGCGACAGGATATCCAATCACAAAATTATTCGGTCGTTCTCCTTCAGGATTAAATGCTACCGGTGCCGGTGACAGAGACATCTATTATGATAAAGTGGCGTCAGCTCAAAAAGTAAAACTTAAACCGGGGCTTCGTCAACTTATTAATGTGATTTGTGCATGGAAGAAAATTAAAACTCCATTGTCAGTAAATTTTAATCCATTAATTCAGGCAACAGATGCTGAACTGGGAGATATAGCATTGAAAGAAGCGCAGGCGGATTTCTATGTTGCGCAAAAATGGAATCAGTTTATACAGGCAGGTATGGTTCCCCCTGAGTTTGCTTTTAAGCAAGTGTTTGGTAATATGAATGTTGCTTTTGATGGGGAGACAATGCCAAAGTTGCCCGATGTTGAGGAAGTGGGAGAGAAAAAGGTCACTATTGATCCTTCTGATACCAGCGTACCAAAGAACAAAGTCCCTCCCGCTAAACTGGGCAGAGTAGGTCTTTAATGAGTGCAGCAGCACAACAGCATCTTAAAATGGTTATTAAGATGCAACGACGGCGAATGAGTAAAGGACAAAGAAAGCGGAAGCGCGTTCGTCGAGTTAAATACATTTATCCATGGGCAGTAGAGAGACAGTATGCCGCTCAACTCAAAGCATGGATAAAGCCATTGACGAAAGCGGTTAATGCTTATCTTGCGCAACATCATGAAGCTATATTGCGAGGAGATTCGTTTCATGCTGATGCTATAGCGGGTAAAGGGTTTCACCTTCTTATTTCAACAATGCGGGGTTGGGTATTACAGCACATAGGAAATGCTGATAATAAAACCAGTATCTTGATGATGGGATTAGGAAGATATGCTGGTTTAACTAAATGGAGCGCAGACAAAGAGTTTTCCAAGCAAATGGTTTCTATCATAGGTCAAGACTTCGCCACCTCACAGATCTGGTGGGACGCTATGCTAAAAGAATGGCAGAGAAGTAATTTTGCTAGAATCCAAACCATTGCTAATCGCTATATTGATACCGTTAATATAACAGTAGAGAAAGCGATAACGAATGGCTATAGCTGGAAAACTCTTTCTCAGCAGATAGCAGAAAAGAACGAGGACCTTGAAACATGGCAATGTGATCGTCTTGCGCGGGATCAGATTGGAAAGTTAAATGGGAATATTGCTCAAGCTCAAAACAAGGAAGCCGGGATCGAGTGCTATATATGGCAAACTGCTGGTGATGATAGAGTACGAGATGAAACAAACTCTCCTGATGATCAGCATGCCGCTCTTGATGGAATGCTGTGTCGATGGGATGATGCTACAGTTTATTCTGATGATGACGGGAAGACATGGCAAGATAGACCTGATGACTGGTGTCAGGAACATCCGGGGATTGATATTCAATGCCGGTGCTGTGCTATTCCGTATATGGATGATATCGTAAAAGATAGTGATAATGAAATTGACGAGGAGGAATAAAATGGCAAGGTTAGAAATAAGTCAATCTGAAAAGATCAGAAAGGAAATGGAGGAAAATACATCTGGTGAAATTGTTTTGAAATGGGATGCGCATAGTGAGCACGTTGTGGTGCTTTCTCGTAAAGTAGGAAAATCACCGGTTATCATCGGTACTGGTTATAGAAAGGGTTAACCAGTACCTGTCTGCAGAATAGATTGCGTTTCTATTCTGCAGATTATATTTATATCAGATACAGAAAACAGAATAACATAAATCCTATCATTATTCCCGCGGTGATAAAAGTACAGATCATATTCCAAATTGCAAGTTTCATTTTTCACCATCAGTAAAAGCACCTATTGAATCAAAGTCAACAATGAATATCCCTACAAGATCATAGTAAAACATATTATTACTCCCAAATCGCATATAGCGTAAGATTTGAACATACCGGCTCAGCAGTTATGGCGGTTGTTGCTGTTGAAGAATATCCCCACCCGATAAAAGTTTTTGATCCATTTGACATAGATCCCTGCGAAGGAAAAACAAGCGTTTGATAAAATATATATGTTTGCGCATCGGGAGGATTTATTCCGCCGTTACCATCGTAGGTAACGGTATAGGGTATTGATGTCCACTGTGCATAAAAAGTTATGTTTGCGTCTGACATCTGATAAAAAGTTTTACCATTTTCATTTTTGCCGAGTTCAACACCGCTACCGTCTGATTTCGTATTCCATCCTGCAAACGTATAACCGTTAATACGCAGATTAGACGCATCGTTGATATACACAATATCCCCAACGTTATACGCCGTAGTATCAGCAAATATCGTTATGATTTGATCGGTGTCAACCGTTACTACTGGATCATTTGTTTCGTCCGGACCGTTTGTGTTATAGTTAACTGCATAAGTTTCTGTTGTTGTTGGTGTAGTGACAACAGTCGGCGGATTTGTAGTTGTTGGAACATCAACATCAACATAAACAGTTTTAGTTCCTGCCGAATTGCCGTTGCAACCAACAGCCGCAAGAAACAAAATAAACACTAATCGTTTCATTTCCCTACCTCTTTTTTATATTATTATATCATTGAGTAACCAAATTGAGTACACTTTTTCTGTCTATTATCTGGATTGAGCATTTTTTATGGCTTTTTGTAATATAACCATGTTTAACAAGGGCATTTAATCTTGATTGCGCCGCGTTTGGGCATATTTCAAACATATCGGCTATTCTCTGAACTGTGGGAGATTCATTATGCTGTAACCTGAACTCAACAATAAAATCATAAACATCTTTTTGCTTCTGAGTTATTCTTTTTAAACGAATCTGTTTCTGTTTTGGTGTCTTTGGTTTCGGCAGAGGTTTTGTAAAGGTGCATTTATCATTCAATGTTCTTTGCTCCAACCATTTCGGTTTACGCGGGGTTTTAATGAGTGTTTCCTCTCTCTTTATTCTAGGTTCTTCATTATTATTCTTTCCTATTTTCATACAACTTTAATCCTCCTTACAGGGGTATGTAACAAAACCAATTAAATCAGGGTATATTACTCAGAAATACTCATAGAAATAACACATTCATCAAGTTTAGTTACTTTTACTTTCAATTGGTTCTCCTTTACAAGCTACATATTTATTGTCTCTGCTTAGGTGATTAGAGCATTTTCTACAAGTATAACCGGCTACTAAAGTATGTTTCTTTCTTAAAGTACATAGCGTATAGTATTTACCGGTTTTCTTGCTATAAGAGTATGGGATTATTCTTTCCATTATTCTTTGAATTTCATTACTCCAATTCATCTTTTTTGAAAAGTTCTGCCTTTATTTCCTGTACTTTTCTACCGGCTTCAATTATACGTCACCAGCTTAACATTAATTAGCGTCATATGTTTTTACTCCTACATTTGTTTCATTTCTACAATAAACATTTTCGGCATCCATCTTTATAAAATTAGGACAGCGTTTACAATAGTATGATCCTATTCGTATTCCTCTGCCCCTGAGCTTACAAGGTGATAAAAACCAGCCTGTATTTGCATCCTGCGTATATCGGATTACTTTTTCAGGCATGATCTTAACCATCGAAAGAAAATTAGGTATATTATACCTTTGATGAATTGCCGCTCCCCAATTAAACCGCTGAAAACGCCAGTGCTTATACGACCATATGGTAGAATGAGGCCATACGTGTTTCTCTTTCTTATCTACAAATATTTCCGATTGGTAAATGTCCCACCGCCATATCCTCAAAACCAATCCAAAGTTTTTATCATAATAAAGAAACATATTATTCCTCCTTTGTCTTTTGTGCCGCTTCAAGCTCAAGCTGAGCCTTATGCTCTTCCTTTGTTATTATCTGCATTCGCAATGTTCTCCAAGCAAAAATAGTTGAACTGGCCATTTTTGCCTTGATAGGATCAACAACAGCACTGCGGTAAAATTCAATTCTGCCTATTCTGATTATGGTTCCGAAGATATTGTCTTTATATATCCTCATATTATCCTTCCTTGTTTTGTTCAGCATTGAAAATCTTTTTTAAATTCTCATAATCATCCTCGTCCTCATATGGCTTCAAATCAAGATCATCAGGAACAATTTTTAATTGTTCCTTATCTGCTTTCTTGATATATACCTCCATTGCATCTTCATAATCACTCCACTCAACACCATCTGCTTCACAAAGTGCCGCTTCCGCTCTCAACGCTATCTGATGAGAAAAAATATATCCAATATGATACTTGTCTTCAATAGCCTTTTCAACCATTTCATGCATGATGAGTTTATCAAAAATGGCTATTTTCTTGGATCCTATCTTTATTTCCTCAGGAACATGTCTATCAATGTAAATTGTACTTCCGTCAATAGAATATCCCGCTAAATAAGGGATATCATAATCACAGCAAACAGTAACCGCTGAAATGAGTTCCTGTATTGCCTTGATAATATCTTTGTCCTTGAAATCCTTCATTACTGAACTCATTTTAGTTCTCCTTATCGTAGATTGTTTTACGATTGAAGTGATCAATCTCGTGCTGCATAATCATAGCAAACCTGCCTTCAATTGTTTTGTGGACAAATCGGGTCTCCTTGTTATTGATTAACCAATATTCAACTTTTATTCTTTTAAATCTCTGAACTTTTACGGAAGGCTTATGCAGAAATGACATGCAGCCCTCCTCGCTCCAAACCATTCCCTTTCCTTCAATGATTTTTGGATTTACAATTGCATCTCCATTATTCATTACAAAAAAGGTCAGGGGGTTTTCTCGGTCAACTTGACAATGAGCAAGAGCGTATGCTGTTCTACCATCGGTATCTTTTTGATTGCACAAACAAGCCATCATTTTCATAAGTGGCTCTACCTGAATAATCATATCAACTACTGGTTTTGATTTCTTTGTTATTTCCTCGCGTGGTACTACTAGCATTTCTTTTCTCCTTTGCTTGTTTTATTTTCAGATATTTCTGTGACTGAGCATGCTCTACTTTTTTCTTATGAGTTAAACAATACTTCGCATTTGTTCGGTCAGAGACATCAACGGTACACCTCGTTCCGTCCTCATCAACCCATAGGCAGCAACGTTTTGGTTTTGCAAATTTATTCTTGATTCCCATACTCACGCTCTCTTTACTATCGGGATATATTTACGGCACATTGTAGATCGATCACCTAGAACTGGTTTTACTGCAGGGCGCGGTATCATGTTATATGGAACATCTTTTTTAAAGTTCTTCCATTGAGTATTCAAATCACATACCCGACACACCTGTGATGAAAAATAACCGGCGCAATACTCTTTTTCCACTTTAGCATTAGTTTTTCCCATTTGAACCTCGTTAGTATTATTATATCATCATTGCATAACAATGAACAATATTTTCAATCATAGTCAGGGTTGTACCACTTCTATATAATGAATAGGAGTTAATTTCAGCATTTCAATATCATTTTGCATTTGTATATGTTGAGCGGCATTCATGCGGCGTAAATCAGCAATCTGTTTATCTTGATATTCTAATTTAAAAAAGAAAAGAATAATAAACATAAACATAATAGAAAGAAGCATTGCGTAAATAGGATTTTCAATTTGTCTTGGAACCCCTCTTTCACAATCAATACATACCTGGGCATACTTGCTGTAGGACATCTGTCTGATTGGTTTAAGTTCGCCGCATTTCGGGCAAATATCCTTTGTATGACTCATGGTTGTCTAGCCTTCCTTACTATATCATGAATTTTTTGTCCTGGGATTTCCTCTGGTCTCCCTTTTCCCGTCGAAAGTTTTTTAAACTCTTCCTCCGCAGAAACAGTTTCTTTTTTCTGCTCTCTGATACCAGACTCAAATATTTTGCGCAGATTTTCTCTTGCCTCAGACGGAGCAACTTTTTCTGATTCATCAGCGCCGGTAGCAAATCGATATAGCATCTGTAAAGCAGTATCACGATTCGGAAGTAAGTACGTGACAACTGTTCGTGAAGCATCCTTTCCAAAATATCTTTTCTCAACGCCATCAATACAACATACCCATTCTTTTGGTATATCGGATAAAGGAAGGGCATGACCATTATCATCAAAAAAATCAGTTACTTTGTAGGTAGCTCTTTTATAGTAAGCATCGAGAACTTCATACTCAAGTCGATCTTTGAAGGGCTTGAGTACGCTATCAATAAAAGCCTTTACTGCTTGTTGTACATTATCTCGCTTTAATAGAGCACCTGCTCTAGCTGATAAAGTGACTACAGATCCTTTATATCCTGCAGACTTTGCCGCTTGATAACCGATAAAACCGTTAGTACAGTAATGACTGATAAATAACATTTCTTTTGGTAGTAAAGGAATATCATTAAATACTTCCAGATTTATCTGCTGTGGCAAGCCTTCAAGTGGTTTTTTCAATCTTTTCATGTAAATATATTCCTCAAAGCAATTTCCCCCTCCGATTGTTCAGAGGGGGAAGCAGCGGTATTATTTTTTAATCGGTTTGAAAATCTTTCCATTAACAGCTTTCTTTTTATTCGGAAACTTTTTAATTTTCTTTTCCTTCTTTTTGCCGGTTATTATTTCATCAAGACCAGCAAAAGGCGTAAAAGTAGCCGGCACAGGTGCTTTTAGCTGCTCAAGAACAAAAACCATATAGAAAGGGGTAAGCATGGATGGACGATCGATACGAAAACGCCATTCACCTTCTTTTACTTCCGGATACAAAAACATGGTTTCATCCCACATGCGCTTATGTGCTTTGTTGGCCTGTGCGTCACTCCATGAAACAAACTTACGAATTAGTTTGTTCTGGTAAAGCATGCACATAACGCATACCGATCTCCAGAAATCAAACCGTTTAGCAAAACGGATGATTCTAGCTTTCTTTTTCAGATCATCAACGATAATCTGTTTCAACAGTACCTTTTCCTCAACTTTCTTCATTTCGTATCCTCCAATTTTTTTAAATCGCGTTTATAACAATGCTCAATAAATATAACCGATTTATATAACGCCTCCATCGTTATCTTCGCAGCATCGGGTAAACTTTTATGTGAAGCAGTTAATGCATACGATTCATACATTGTTTTGGCGTAATCAGAAGCAGTAAAAAGCAAAAGATTTTTATCGGTACAATTTTCAATAAATTTTGCTTTATCGGATGATGCTGTTGCAATATCCCACAACTCTTCTACTTCAGTTACAGTGAAAAAAATTCCTTCTCTCATTTAGTGTACCGTTTCCTTTATAAGTATAGTATCGGAACTATATGAATAATATAACTCAACCATATCCCTCCACGTTCCTCCTAGATTATATTGAAAATCAAAAAAGGCATTTCTGTTTAAAGAACCTACAAAAGGAAATCTTTTTTCAACCTGATCTACCACGAAAAGATATTTTTCGTTTTGTGTTTTTAACACAGAAAGCATTCCTAAAAGATAATTTTCTTCTGATATATCAATGGAGTTAATCTCAATTACTAAATCACGAATAACAGAAACAACTTCAACTATAATATCCTCTCTAGTAGGATTATATAGAGCATCAAATCCTTTTGCATGTTCTTCTGCCGTCATTTTATTTCTCCTTTATTCATCTGCTTTACATAATCAAGAAATGCGGGATAATCAACAAAAATCATTCTATAGAATAGAAAATATTCATAGGCAACTTTACCAGTAGACAAAATCTGATAAATGCGTTTTTTAGAAATACCAGTTTCTGTATTGATATACAGAACGGATACCCAGTTCCTAGGAGGCAATGAGTTCATTTCGTTAATGAAATCATCTATGCCCTCAGAATCAAAGATCCAATGCCGATCTACCTTTTTACCGAAACCCATTCTACGCGCTACCGACATTACTCCCCAACTCGTATACTCAATACCGGCGGTATAGAATTTATCGCGCGCAGCACTTATTGATAAAGGACTGTCAAACTTGTATTCTTTCAATTTATTTCCCCTTATTATTATTATATCCCCAAAACACTAAAGTAGATCAATTTTTTATATTTTGATATCCAAATTTATTGTAACCCACATTTGAACCCTGTACAGAGGCGG